AGATGTATTTCCATACATTTACAGTTTAGTAGGCGAAGCAAGTGACATTGGTCCAGATGACTTACTAGCTGAAAAGCGTACCGAAGTTAAAGACAAAGACGGTAAGGTTATCAGTTGGAAAGAAGAAGGCGAATGGAAAAAAGCCGCTCCTAAAGATGGACGTGGCAAAGTTACTAACCTAAGTGACAAAGCTCGCCGTGAAACAGAAAAGATGACAAAAGAAGAAGCCGAGTTTCTTAAATTTATCGATGCTATTGTAGAAGGTATTGACGACCTTCCTAACTTAGAAGATAGCGATACTAAAGAGAAAATCAAAGAATTAATGGGTCAAGAATTAAAAGGTTTTCCTAACATTACAGATAGTGTAAAAGCAGTTTACCCAGATCCAACATTACTTGCTAGTCTAGAAGGCGCAAATCCTAATGTAGATGCTCGCGCACTAGTAATTGAATATTTTAAAAATAATCATCCAGAATTTTACGAAGGTAACAAGGACGTATTCAGCAACGAAGGCGGAGATACTGAAACTCCTCCTAGTTCAGATACTGAAACTCCAGCACCTGCACCGGAAGCAGAAGCACCTCCAGCACCAGAAGGTGAAGCACCTCCAGCACCTACTGGAGAAGAAGGCGGCGAAGCTGGTGCACCACCAGCACCTCCAGCACCTCCAGCACCTATGACTGAAAGTCGTTTAGCTATGGCAGTTATGAAAGCAATTAAAGCAGGTGCTACTGCTGATACACAAATTGGTAATAAGACGCTAGGCGAAATGATTGCAGATGCCGGTCTTACCCTAGAAGAATTTGGTATAGATCCAACACAAATGCAAATTGCTCCTCCATCAGAGCCACAAGGCACTAGTAAAGAAGATATGGAAAAATTTGCTAGCGGTTTTTATAATCGTGAAAAGAAAAACTTTACTATTGGTGGAACCGGAGTAAAAGTTAAATTAGAAAAAGAATTTCCTGGTGCAAGCCCAGAAGAAAAAGCAGAAGTATTTGCCACTATTGACAGAATTGACCCAAGTAGTTCAACACACCAGAAAGAACGCATTAAGAGTTTAGCAGGACTAGGCGGACACGATTCTATTGCACAAGCACATAGTGTTATGGAATCGTATTTAAAGGACTAATTATGAGTGATATTAAAGTTTTATTAGAAACATTTGATCGTTTAAGCGAAGCAGAAACTGCTCAACAAACTTATGATCGTAATAAACAAAAAGAAGCCGCCCAGCAAGTCTTAGACAATTATGTTAAAGATAAAAATAACTTAGGAATGGTTAACGGTTTTTATATCGAAGCTGAAACTGGTATTCTTAAGCACAGTATGATTGCTAATCAAATGGGTAATCAGGCAAACTCACAATATGTAAATCAACAAGATATCACAACATATCCTGCTGGTAAAAAATGGGCAGACTACATTAGATCTGCAGGCGTAGAAATTACTCCTGACAAAGAAACGAAAAAGGGTTTGTTTGGAGAAACATCAACTAAAGACGTTCTTAAAGTTGACATTGCCAAGTTAAAACAAATTGCTTCTGCGGCTAACCCCGTAGACAATCCTAGTCCTAATCCTAACGTTAATCCAGGAACTGACGACAAAGCTAAAGATGATAATAAAGGCCTAACACGATTCCGCGAATTGATTAATAAAGCGCAGGGCATCGCGGCAGAAGGCTTATCATTTAAATCTCTAATTGGTCAAGCATTGTTAGCAGAATTAAAACAAGTAGCTCCAGTTAATCCTGGCGGCATGAGTGGCCCTACATCGGCTGGAACAATGTACGGGAATTTAACAGCAGACGAAGTGGCAGAAGGTGATAAACTTGCACAGAGTTATGGCGATTCTCAAGATCCTGAAATCATGAATTTGTTAAAACAATGGTCACAAATTAAAAATGGCCTAAATAAAGGCAATAAAGGTACCGACGATAAGAAGAAAGATCCTGTTAAGCCTACTCCATCGCCCGTTAAGCCTACTGAAAAAATTCCACCAGAATGGACTAAGGTTAAAGTTATCAAAGCAAACGAAAAAGTTGGCTACGGACCAAACGGACAGGGTGTTTATATCTTAGGCGATGGTACACCCAAGCGCACCTTCGCATATTATAGACAAGAAAACATGACATTGGTTCCGATGAATGTTAATCAACCACGTCAGGATTTACCAGGATATACTCCAATTCCTTGGAAAGAAGCAAGCACATGGGGTCCAAATTATAAACCAACCCAACCTGGAACCGACGACAAAACTAATATTGATCCAAAAAAATATCCAGGTATGAAACCAGGCGGCAATCCACAAACCTATGCTTTACAGCAACAACTTCAAAAATTAGGTGCCAAGAATACCGTTGGGCCACAAGCAGGTCAACCATTAGCAACAGATGGTTTACTAGGTCCAAACACACAAGCCGCTCAGAAACAATTTGCGGCACAATTGGCAACTAAAAAAGAAGATATTGATGCAGAATTACCAATGTTAAGCACAGAACCAACATTGGCACGTATCGTACAGTTGACAAGATAATCGAGTAAAATACTCACATTTAAGGGCATATTTCTCTTGCTCTTATAAATAAAAGTGCGTACAATAACATGTATGCACTTTTTGTTTTATCAAGGTTGGTAAAACAATAATAGGCACATAAAGCAAACAAAGGCTAATATAGGAGAACAATTATGGCATCTTTGGCAGAAATCCGAGCAAAATTAAAAGAAGCTGAGACACGTAACTCAGGCGAACGTACAGGCGGTGGTGATAACTCAATTTATCCGTTCTGGAACTTAAAAGAAGGTCAAGAAGCAACACTACGCTTCCTACCCGACGGCAATGAAAATAACACATTTTTCTGGGCTGAACGGGCAATGATCAAACTCCCATTCGCAGGGATCAAAGGCGAAAGCGAATCCAAATCAGTAACAGTACAAGTACCGTGCATGGAAATGTATGGCGACACTTGCCCAATCTTGGCAGAAGTACGTGGCTGGTTTAAAGACCCAGCATTAGAAGACATGGGTCGTAAATATTGGAAGAAACGTAGTTACATTTTCCAAGGTTTCGTTGTAGAAGATGGTTTGAAAGAAGAAAAGAAACCAGAAAATCCAATCCGTCGATTCATTATCGGCCCGCAAATCTTCACAAGTATTCGTGCGGCTTTGGTAGATCCAGAGTTGGAAGATTTGCCAACTGACTTTTTGCATGGCTTAGACTATCGCATGAAGAAAGGCACTAAAGGCGGATACGCTGACTATTCAACATCAAGCTGGGCACGTCGTGAGCGTCCATTAGATGATGCTGAACAGGCCGCTATCAAACAACATGGCTTGTTTAACTTGTCAGACTTTTTACCTAAGAAGCCAGGCGAAGTTGAATTGAAGGTTATGAAAGAAATGTTTGAAGCATCAGTTGACGGCGAGCCATATGACATGGAACGTTGGGGTCAATACTTCAAACCAGCAGGTATGAGCCAAGAAACTGGTGATCCTGTTAAACAAACTCCTAAAGCAAGTGCTCCAGTAGCACATGATGAAGATGAAGCTCCTGCTCCAGTAGCAAAAGCAACACCAGCACCAGCGGCTGAATCATCAGGCGGCGATCGTGCCCAAGACATCTTGGCAATGATTCGCAATCGTCAAAAGCAATAAGAAAAGATAGGGGACTTCGGTCCCCTATAATCATTTAGGAGAATTACTATGGCTACAAAAGCCTTCGATTTATCAAAGTTTAGAAAGACTTTGACCAAGTCAATTGACGGACTTGGTGTAGGATTTAACGATCCTACCGATTGGGTTAGTACAGGCAACTTTGCTTTGAACTATCTAATCAGCGGCGACTTTAACAAAGGTATTCCTTTGGGCAAGGTTACTGTATTTGCTGGCGAATCAGGCGCTGGCAAGTCATATATTTGTTCTGGTAATATTATTAAGAACGCACAAGAGCAAGGCATTTACTGTATCTTAATTGATTCAGAAAACGCACTTGACGAAAAATGGTTACACGCACTAGGTGTGGATACCGGCGAAGATAAATTGCTTAAACTTAACATGGCTATGATTGATGACGTTGCTAAGACCATCAATGAGTTTATGAAAGAGTATAAAGCAATGGAAGAGCGTCCAAAAGTGCTATTTGTCATTGACTCATTGGGTATGTTGCTAACTCCGACAGATGTTAATCAATTCGAAGCAGGTGATTTAAAAGGTGACATGGGCCGTAAGCCTAAGGCATTGACAGCACTTGTACGTAATTGTGTTAATATGTTTGGTAACTATAATGTTGGTTTAGTTGCTACTAATCACACATACGCAAGTCAAGACATGTTCGATCCAGATGACAAAATCAGTGGCGGACAAGGTTTCGTTTATGCTTCAAGTATCGTTGTTGCGATGAAAAAGTTGAAGTTGAAAGAAGACGAAGACGGCAACAAGACTAGTGAAGTAAATGGTATCCGTGCGGCTTGTAAGATTATGAAAACTCGTTACGCAAAGCCATTTGAAACATTACAGGTAAAGATTCCGTACACAACAGGTATGAATCCTTACAGTGGTCTAGTAGATATGTTTGAAAAAGCAGGCTTGTTAAAACAAGAAGGTAATCGCTTGAAGTGGATTGATCCAGAGACAGGTGAGGAATTCAAATTCTACCGCAAAGAATGGAAAGATGATAAATTAGATATGATAATGGAGAAATTCGATATCAAACAATTAACAACAACTACCATTCCTGAGGAGATAGACGAGAATGTTGAATGAGACACAAATAGCTGATGTATGGATTCTATTCAGCGAATTTATTGATAAAAAACAACTAGAAGCAGTAGCAGAACGCTATGTAGATTTACTAGCAGATTTTGGTGTACAAGATCGTGTACTAGAAGGTGCTACAGGCGTTGACGGCGTGTTAGATTCTGCAATCGAATATTATCTCGACGAAGAATCGGACGACGACTACGACGACGATTACAAAGAATTGGAATAATTCATGTGGTATTCTAAAATAAGCAAAGATATTTCTTATATCCCAGATGCAGTAGCATACTTCGAAGGCGAGCTAGATGATGCCAGAAAAGATGTGAAGATTCATGGAAATATTGAACGTGCAAGTGCGGCAATGCCTGGCATTGTCGAACAACGATTTGCACAATTACAAGAAATCGAGGCTATTTTAGAGTACCTTAATATTGAATTACGTAGACTTCGTAGTCAGCATTTTAGAAAATATCTCGAAAACTATCAACGTGCTTTGTCGTCCAAAGATTGTGAAAAATACGTGGACGGCGAAGCAGACGTTGTAGATTTTGAAAAAATTATCAACGAGTTCGCATTACTTAGAAACAGATGGCTTGGTATTACCAAGGCATTAGACATCAAGCAGTGGCAATTATCAAACGTGATTAAACTTCGTACCGCTGGTATGGAAGACGCAACACTTTAATCATATCAATCTTCCCAAAAGGTGCTTCGGCACCTTTAAATAATTATATAGGTTGACTTTTACGACCTGCTAGTGTACACTAACAATATGACAACCGTAGATAACCTTCTAACTAGAATTAATGCTTATGGATTAGACAAATTTCCAGAAGTAATTAACAAAAAAGATCTAAAAGTACTTAAGAGTCTTAGTACAAGCGTATGCCTGCCAAGTTTTATCACAGAAAACCAGGCTAAACTTTTACACAAAATTTTATCCGAGTATCGATTATGTTTTAAAAAGGTCGATGACTCCATTATAGAAATTTTAGACAAGAATTCTTGGTCAAAACCATTTCGTGTTATCGATCAGGTAAGAAAATTATACCTTGAAAAGACATCCGATGGAGATATGGTAATTTCGGTGGAATTTACACATAATGTGTCCATACGTAATTTACTAAACAAATTTTCTAAGACCCAAACACCATGCATGACACGGGTATCACCTAAGATTTCTTCATATTCTTTGACCGAAACTAATATCGTACAGTTGGTCGATCTACTGAAACCATACAGGTTTGAAATTGACCAAAAAATCCGAGATTTTTACGAAATTATCAAAAAATATGAAATTTCTCAGATCAAGGCAAATTACACTTTTGAGAAAATTTTACCAGAAAACCTAAAAAATGTGTTGGAAAGCGAGTGTGGACCGCTTGACACCATTTCTGACAATGCCATGTTCGACCGCAGTATACGGTACCAGTATTTTTCTGAAAAATTACCAAAAAATCCAGAAAATTTGTCAGAAAAAATAATTTTTAGAAACAGTACAAAAGTGTGGGTCAACAGTACAGAGCACAAATTATCGGAAATTTTTGATATTTTGAAGGACCTTAATAGATTGCCTGCGTTAGTGATATTTGACATTATGTCCCCTGATGCAAACCTCGAAAAATTGAAAAAATTCTCAGAATCTTTGGAAAAATCTGAAATTTCTGAAAACATCGGAGTTTACTTCCGATTAGAAAATGACCAATTTGGTCAGCAATTTAACGCGATGATTAAGGAAAAAAACTATAATTCACCGTTAGACCAAGACACACAAATTGCATGTATTCAATCAGGAAAATTACCGAAATTTTTCCTAAAAGATTGCAATTGGTCACCGAAGAGTGTTATTATGTTAGGACACGGACAGAGGCATACAAAGACAGCAGTATATAGTAGTCGCTGTGATTTAATCATTAATTACACAGAAAAAGAAAGCATATTGGAAAATACATTTAATTTATGGCGCCGGTAAAATTAGTAATAAGAGACGAAGTTAACATCAAGTTAGAAGGGCTTGAGTTAGAGGCACGCCGCAAATTAGCAAATACATTTAAGTATTTTGCACCATACGCAAGATACCATCCAGCATACAAATTAGGTCGTTGGGACGGTACTGTTAGCCTGTTTGGTCTTGGTGGGAATGGTTACTTACACCAACTAGAAAAAATCCTAGAAATCCTGGGAAATATGGGTATTGATATCGACGATATCGATGATCAACGTCTTACTCATAACTTAGCATTTACTGAAGTTACCGAGACATATTGGGCCGATATGGGTGCTGTTTGGCCCAAAGGTCACCAACAAGAAGGTCAGCCTATCATGTTGCGTGACTATCAAGTAGAAGCCATCAATACCTTCATTAAAAACCCACAAGCACTACAAGAAATTGCTACTGGTGCTGGTAAGACAATTACCACAGCGACCTTAAGTCACTTGGCAGAAAAAGTCGGTCGTAGCATAATTATTGTACCTAACAAGTCACTGGTCGAACAAACCGAAGAAGACTTTATTAATGTAGGATTAGACGTCGGTGTATACTATGGTGACCGAAAAGACCTCAATAAAACTCATACAATTTGCACTTGGCAAAGTCTTAACATTCTAGACAAAAAGAGTAAAAATCACGAACATGACATTGTAACACTAGCAGAATTCCTTGACGGAGTTAAAACAGTCATTGTCGACGAAGTGCATATGGCCAAAGCCGATGTATTAAAGAATTTACTTACTCAGAACTTGTGTAATGCTCCAATTCGCTGGGGATTAACTGGTACAGTGCCTAAAGAAGCACACGAAGCAGAAAGTATTTTTGCTAGTATTGGGCCAGTTGTTGGACGTTTAAGTGCTAAAGAATTACAAGACAAAGGTGTGTTATCCAACTGTCACGTTAATGTTGTGCAAATGATTGACTTGCCAGAATTTACTAGTTATTCGGAAGAGTTAAAGTATCTAGTTACTGATGAAGACAGGATGATTTATATTAGTAAATTAATCAAGACAATAGCACAATCAGGTAATACACTAGTACTAGTTAATAGAATTGACTCAGGTAAATTTTTAGTCAATGAAATACCAGACACAGTTTTTATCTCAGGCGAGGTTAAAACAAAAGACAGAAAAGAAGAGTATGACGAAATTAAAACAAGTGACAACAAGATTATTGTGGCGACTTTTGGTGTGGCCGCTGTGGGTATTAATATTCCAAGGATTTTTAATTTGGTTCTTCTTGAACCCGGAAAGAGCTTTGTTAGGGTTATACAATCAATTGGGCGCGGCATTAGAAAAGCGGAAGACAAAGACTTTGTACAAATCTGGGATATCACATCTACCTGCAAATACGCCAAGCGTCATCTCACCGAAAGGAAGAAATTTTACAAGGATGCCAAATATCCGTTTACGATTGAAAAAACGGATTGGCAAAAATAATGTTTTTTAAAAAGAAAAAATTAACGTTTAAAGCGTATGCACCAATTGGACAATTAGTCGATTTATTTCCTCCAACTATTATGGAAGATAGTTTGCCAGATTGGTATAAACCACTGCCAGCAGACATAGGCCATGGATTAACCGTTAAACATTGTCCGGGTTTAAAAGATTTATTTGCAAAATCTATAGTGTTTCCGTTATGGGCAGATTATGAAATTCAAACATCTTTACATAATCAACCCAATGTGCAAACAGCATTTGCACCACCAGGCGGCCCAGCATGGGTATCGCATAACATTAATGATCAAGTAGCTGGTGCATGGCCAGCTTACTCGAATATTAAATTTAGTAACCCTTGGATGATCTGGTGCGATGAACCAGTTCCATGTTTGGTTACACAGGCAGTTTGGCATCAAAAAGACCCATCATTAATACAATCAGTTCCAGGCATATTAGAATTTAGGCACCAGCATCAAGCAAACATCAACACACTTATAAGAAAAGATGCCGCACTCGACACACCAGTCATGCTACGTGCAGGTACTCCGATGGTATATATTACACCACTGACAGAACGCGAATGGGATTTAGAAGTAGATGTATGGAATCCTACATTATTTGCAAAATTATTTGCAAGATGGGAGTTTGCAATTACAAATGGTAGTTTACAATATCAGCGAGTACGAAATTTAATTAACAGGAAATAAAAGTAAATGCAGATATTGACATTAGAAAACAAGACATTTTTACTGGATAATTTACCAGATGAGGTAGATGAAGACTGTAGATTTGCCGTATTAGATAACAGCGATCCTAAAGAACCAGATTTCTTTTTTATGCCACTAATATTTTTAGAATCGTTTAATGCACCAGCAATGGTATTGAAGATAGGAAACGAACAAGTAACTATGCCTATCGATTGGCACATAGCAGTAGGAGACAGTTCTAGTGGTTGCGATATAGAAATCCTACCACTTACTAGTTTAAATGATAGAGGTTTTGAAGCGTTGTGTTTTAATCCACTTAGTAGTTTTAGAGTAGAATTTAAACCAATTGAAATTGTAAATTTTTATAACGATGTTAAATGGTATTTTCCTAAAATGAAAAATAATCAACTATTAGCGACACCATTAAGCAACGACGAAAAGCCAAATTGCGCATATTTTGTCAAAGAAATTAGCAGACAAAGTGAAATTATTGACTTGAGTAAAATACTATGACATTAAAAATTGCATATTTTCAACCTACAGTACTTGCTATTGATACAGTACCTCCAATTGAGTTTAGTAAAATTTATGCACTAGCTGAAAACTTACATCAGCATCCAGAACTAAACGATGCAGGTAACCCCTTAATCAGTATTCGCGGCGGTCAACAGATACAAGTATATCCTAATCAAGTAGGTTCGGATGTACAGTGGCTAGTGCAGTGGCTAGAAACTTTATGCCAGGGTTACATGGAAATTATCAGTCAGCAATCAGGTACTGAAGAACTTAAAATGTGTAAACCAGTAGTTGTTAGTGCATGGACTATTAGACAACATCCTGGCGATTATCAAGAAATGCACAGTCATCCGCTAGGACATATTAGTGGAAATATTTATATTAGCGCACCTGAACTTGCTCCAGGTAGTGCGGCCAGCGATGGGCAAGTATTGTTTAGAATGCCCTTTAGCAAAGATGTTACAAAATTTGTCATGAATGATACTTGGAAATATAATCCAACACCTGGAACTGTTATCTTATTTCCAAGTCATTTGCCTCATACTGTTTATCCTTGGAAAGGCACAGGACATCGAACTGTACTAGCGTTTGATGCAGTTTTAAAACC